CGCCCCCGCCGTACCGGCGGTGCCACGGCCAACTTCGTCGCCGAGGCAGCGGCGATTCCGGAATCGAGCGTTCAGTTCGACGCGGTGGAGAGCGCGCAGAAAAAGATGGCAATATTGATTCGCGCGTCGGATGAGTTGTTCGAAGATAGTGAGCCAGACCTCGGGGAATTCCTCACATCGGAAATCGGCTACGCCCTTGCGGCCAAGGAAGACGATTGCGGGTTCAACGCCACCGGAACGTCAGCCTTCGCGGGAATCAGCGGGCTCGCGACCAAACTGGTAGGCCTCAAATCGTCGGTCGCCGCTGCGACCGGGCACAATACGTTCCTCGCCATCGATACAACCGATATCGCTAATTTGATGGCCGGCGTGCTCGCGGCGACGATACCGGGCGCCGCCTGGTACACGTCGGCAACTGGCTACGCGCAGATTTTCTGCCGACTCGCGGCTGTGAGCGGTGGCCTCGTCGCGACGCAGAGGCCCGACGGAACGATCAGCGCTAATTATTTGGGATTCCCGGTTCGCTTCAGCGGCAAACTGCCGGACGTTTCAACAAGTTTGACCGGCAGCGCGATGCTGTTCTTTGGAAATTTGGCGATGTCGAGCCTGATTGTTGAACGGCAACAGCAGACAATTATCGCCATCAGCCACGACCGCGCTCTCGACGCCGACCAAGTTTTAATCCGCGGAATCCAGCGGTGCGACATCATCAATCATTTCGTCGGCGACGCTACCACGCGCGGACCGGTTTCGATGCTTGTTGGAACGGCATGATGAAAGACAGAGCAATGATGAAAGACAGGTCCGATGGTTGACACCGATATTTTGCGCGATGCCGCGTTTTTTAGGCGCGTCAAAGGCATCCCCGCCGGCAATCGTGTCCTCTGGAGCACGAAGGATATTTCCGTTATCCGCGAAAAAATCGCGGCGATGCCCGATCAGATAATTCGCGCCGCGCCGTCGGCCATGGTGCCCAAGCTGATCGAGCACGACAACGCTGCAGTCCGTCGCAAATTTGCCGAGGCGGGCATTGCAATAAAAGCTGATATGCAATCCAGCGATTTTAATTTTTTAGCTCGTATCACTTCCGATCGAGTCGATTTATCGAATGATTGCGTCAAACAAGACAGGATCGATTGCAGCGACTTCAACAATAGAAATCCGGTTGTCCTGCCTTCGCACAAGGCAGACGCCTTACCGATCGCCATTTCCACGGCACCGTGGCTGTCTGGAACTTCTACGCTGGCGATAGCTAAATTTCCGCAGCCTGGCGTCTCCGCTGACAGCGATCAATTTCGCGCTGCCATACTCGCCGGACTGGTCAAGGGCATTTCGATCGGTTTTATACCAATCGAATGGCGATTCACAAAAGATCCGACGCGGCCGATGGGCGTGGACTTTCTTTCCATAAAATTATTGGAATGGAGTTTTGTTTCGATTCCCTGCTGCCCGGATTGTTTGCTGCTCGGCGCCGTTTCGGGCGGTAAATCAGCGAGTGATGTCAAAATGGCGGATCTACGCCGCGCAGCTCGCGCCCTGGCCGCGGAGGCTCGATCTCTCAGCCAGTCGATCCAGCCAGATGTCACAACTCGCGAAGGGCGGTTATCAGAGGCTAAAAATTTCCGGCGCGCTTCTGACCTAGCGGGCCGATCGTGAAAAACAAAAACTTTGCGCGTTTTGGACCGTCCGCGCGAACCGGCAAGTTGGGCAGTGCCGGAAATAACCCCAACAAAGCGGTGGCGGCTTTTCCTGGCCGCGCGACCGGATTGTGCAGCTTATGCGGTGCCTGGGCGACCCTGGGCACCGCATCTCCGCGCATTGCTGACATATTGCCGATGTTCAACTGCAACGCACCGGGGTTTTCGGGAAACTTGGCTGGGGAATCGTTTGCAGCGACACTAGAAAGTCATCCGCGATATCCGAATCTGCGAAACGGCCGGGACGGCGCACTGTTGAAACTACTCGACGTCGTCGTTGCCAATCACCTTGATTGCCTTGCAGAGCTACTACGCGGGCTGGGCTTCGACGAGGCCGGCATTGCGCAATATCGATCGGCCGCACTAAGCGCATTCCGCGCTGTTATCCCAACCAATTGAGCATCTAGATGCAGCACGGCACCGTTAAAACCTGGCTCGAAAAAGGCTATGGATTTATTCAACCGGATGACGGCGGCAACGATGTCTTTTGCCACATAAACGTCGTCGAGAATGCGGATCGCCTTCATCCGGGATGGCGAGTTTCGTTCCAGGTGGTGCCCGATCGTCGCACAGGCAGAATGCAGGCTGAGAACGTACACGTTCTGGGATAAAGGTTTCGCGACTGCGGATGTACCAGCGCGGATCAAGTGAGGACGGACTAAAATGGCGGCTTGGAATTTATCTCTGCCCGATTGGCAGGATCGTATTAGAACCGGACAGTCTCTCCTTCCGAATTTTCCCCTTCTCGATCAGGTTGCCGCGCAGCGCGCCGTCGACGTCTTCAATCTGCTCCGGCTGCCGGATGTTCCAGGCAAGCCGCTACTGGCCGACGCCGCTGGCGATTGGTTCCGCGACATCGTCCGCGCACTCTTCGGGTCGGTTGTCGACGGCAAGCGAATGATTCGCGAAATATTCCTGCTGGTCCCAAAGAAGAACAGCAAAACTAGCGGGGGCGCGGCTCTGATGCTTACTGCTCTTTTGATAAATACTCGGCCCTCCGCCGAATTTATTCTAGTTGCCGCAACCCAACCAATTACGGAAATCGCCTTCAACCAGGTCGCTGGCATGATCGAGGCCGACCCGCGTCTCGCGAAGATTTTGCATATTCAATTTCACCTAAAGAAGATCACGCACACGCAAACTAATGCAACACTGCAGGTGAAAAGCTTCGATCCCAATGTGCTCACAGGCGTAAAGCCGGCCGGCGTCATGATTGATGAATGCCATGTCCTAGCGACCAACTCAAATGCCGATCGCGTCGTCGGTCAGGTTCGCGGTGGTTTAGTTTCTCAGCCGGAGGGGTTTTTGATAATTATCACGACGCAATCGGAAAGGCCACCTGCGGGCGTCTTCAAAGCAGAACTCGACAAGGCTAGGGCGATCCGGGACGGCAAGCGTGAAGGCTCGATGCTACCAATTTTGTACGAATTTCCCGACACCATCGCCGCGGATCCGGAGAAATGGGAAAATCCCGAAAATTGGAAAATGGTGACGCCTAACGCTGGAAAGAGCATCACCGTCGCGCGGCTTGTTGAGGACTATCAGGCGGCTAAGGATAGCTCCGAGGAAGAGCGGCGGCGTTGGGCAAGTCAACATCTGAACTTGGAAATAGGATTATCTCTCCGCAGCGATCGTTGGGCCGGCGCCGATGATTGGGAGGCGTGCGGCGACCCCACTGTGACGCTCGATGCGTTGCTGGAGCGCTGCGAGGTCATAACCGTAGGCTGCGACCCGGGAGGCAGAAATGATATGTGCGGCTTCGCGGCGATCGGCCGCGAACGTGAAACGCGGCGTTGGCTACATTATGGTCGCGCCTGGATACACAAAAGCGCGCTTGAGCAGCGGAAGTCGATCGCTCCGAAATATCGCGATCTCGAAGCTGCAGGAGATCTCGTCATCATCGATCACATGGGCGATGATATCGATGAAATGACGGCGATTATCCAACGCATTGACCGGGCTGGCCTTCTACCTGATGAAGCCGGAATCGGAGTCGATGTTATCGGCGTCGGCCAGCTGCTGGATGCCCTTGACGCAATAGGGATCAACAACGTCGAAAAAAAGCGGATTATTGGTGTCAGCCAAGGTTGGCAGCTGGCGCGCGCGATCAAAACTCTCGAACGCCATCTTTCGAGTGGATCGTTTGTTCATGGCCACCAACCATTATTGGCCTGGTGCGTCGGCAATGCAAAAATAGAGCAGCGCGCCAACTCCGTAATAATTACGAAACAAGCGTCAGGCACTGCCAAAATTGACGCGCTCGCCGCCTGCCTAAATGCTGTGGATTTGATGAGCCTCAACCCGCCATTGCCTGGCGGCGGCCCGAGCGCATACGAAACCCGGCCTCTGCTATGCGTGTAAGGATGGGATACCAGCCACCAAGTTACACCGACCAGGAAATTCTTGCCAGTACCGAGGCCAAAGCGGAATATTGGGAAGAGCAAGCGCTTCTCGAGCCGGAAGATGTTGCGTTCTGGTGTCGGGACCGCGCCAAGCATCTTCGCGTTTTGATGGAACTGTTTAGGCTTAGACGGTTGGACGAAGCGTTTGAGGCTGCTTCGCGCGGCCAAGTGCCTTGAATTCGCAAAATAAACGCGGCGCGGGCGCAACGGTTCACGTTCTGAATAACCTCTGCCGGGACGATACGGAAGCGCTCGATTTGATTGATGCCGCGGTGCGACGGCCTGAAGGAAGGCCATCAACTGTTGACATTGTAAACAGTAATAGACCGGACGGCAACACGCGCGCCCAAGCCCTCCGCTCACAGTATGGGTTTGTCGTCAACCCGCACTGATTTCCCGATACCCTTGGCGCCAGTATTAAGCCCGACCGTTTTCTTCTGCGCCTGGCGGAGCTGGTCGAGGCGGCGGGTGGCGCGGGTCGGCTGGATCGTTGATCGCAACATCGTTGTTGTGGG